ATCATAAAAAATGAAAAAACCAGAGAAATTATCTCAACCAGTTATAAACTTACTCCTGCCTCGTTTGCAGGATGAGTTTAATGCGGCATATTTTTATCGCTCTGCATCTAACTGGTGTAAAAATGTAGGTTACTTTATAGCCGCTGAGTTCTTTGCAAAGGAGTCAGAGGATGAGTTTGGTCACGCCAAGAAGATTGAGAACTACTTAGTCGATTGGAATGTGACTCCTGCTCTTCCAACGATTCCAAAGCCAACACTTGATTTCTCTAATTTAGAGCAGGTAATTATCATGGCTTATGAAATGGAGTACGCTCTTTACGAAGAGTATGAAGACACGAGCATGAAGATCTTTAAGACAGGAGACCTTTGCGTGTTTGACTTCCTCCAACAATATCGTGTTGGTCAAAAGGAGTCAGTTGCCGAGTATAGCGACAAGTTGAATATGCTTGAGGGTACAAACACAGGAAGTAAATTTGAGATGTTAATGTTAGAAGAAAAATTATTCGGATGAAACAGCCAAATTACAAAGAATTAAAAAACGCTGCTTTTAATAAAGGATACCAATGGTTGCCTTTCCAACTTGTAAACATTCGCTCCGCTGCGGACAAGCCAAATGAGTTCGATGATTTGTTGGGAATCGTGGATGGTACAAATGTTATATGGCACACTGGGACAACTAATCCCGGTGTTCATTGGTTGAAGAATCTTCTTAACCCAAAGGGTGCTGCTGTTCTTGCAGAAGGTCAGCACTTAAACGCTTGGGTAATTGGAAAGCATAAAGGTCAGTACGAGGCTTTGGTTCAGTACGCTCCTCTTCCTGTTTACAGAGACGGAAATAAGAACGACAAGAGTGAACAGGTAGGCAAACCTATTTATGGTCAATACGGAATTAATATCCATCGTGCAAATCCAAACGCAATTAGCAAGATAATTGACAAGTGGAGTGCAGGGTGTCAGGTAAGAAACAACCCAAAGGAACACGATGAGTTTATGAACCTTTGTAAGAATAGTGGGGTTAAGTATTTTTCATGCATATTGTTTAACGAAAAAGATTTTTTATAATGAGCAACCACCAACAGCAAATAGCGGAAGGAGTAACAGGTACGATCAGCAGCATTCTATTATCTATTCCAGCGTGGCTGTTGAATGTAGAGTTTGCTCTTAAAATGTTTTGCCTTGTACTATCGGGTATAGCGTCTATCTATACCATTATCAAAATGGCCAAGAAGAAGTGAAATGGTTAAAGTCACTATTTAGCAATGAAGGAGATGCAAGTTCAAAGAGATTTAGTGCAATACTCTCTCTACTCGTTTGCATTTCGTTGGCGTACATTGCTACATTCACTCCCTATAGATGCCCTGACTATATGTTTGAGGGACTTCTCGTTATAGCAGGAGGAGGTTTGGGACTTACGGTTATTGAGAGTATCTTTACACGATATAAGAAGAAGGATGACACAACATCCGAACAATAACAAAACAAAAAACAAATGAAATGTTCTTTACCATTCTCTCTCTCCAAGGAGGAGAAAAGTCTCATTGAATTATATACAGCCATTAGCGACTCTGTGAACACAGGAGAGATTAGGTGGCAACTCTTTAAGGAGGAATCGATTGCTCCAAAGAGCGTGAAGGTTACAGGTTACATGACCATAGCCGACAAGAAGAGCGACACCTTCTCTGTGGTGTGCGAGGATGATAAGCCGAGAGAGGCTCTCATTGCCATAGCCAACATGAAGTTGCTCGTTATGACCTGCACGTCTTTAGGCATCCCTATCGACTTTGAGTTTGAGAAGCCAAAGAAGGAGACAGAATTCAAGCCAGTCAAGAGTTGGAAGGTTGTTGCAGAAGAGCATGGAATAGATCCGGTGGAGGTCATCAAGTGCCAAGATTTGCGATCTCTTTCCCGGTATTGCAAAACATCCAAGTTCCCAATAGCACAAGCCTTGGAGGCAACCTCTCAGAAGTTTAACTCCGAAAGAGTAACTGTTAAGCAATTCTTTGAGTTCATTTGGGGTGAGGAAAATTATAACAAAGTTCGCTCCCTCTCCTCCAAAAAGAAGAAGGCTAGAACCATAAGTGTCCCTCAAATAGAAGAGGTTGAAGAGGAGATTGAAGCACACGCAGAGAACAGAGGTCACCAAGACACGAAGTATGTGATGGGTAAACTAATCTCGGCAGGAATTAATAGTATAAATTTTGAAGAGAAGGCAGTAATAATGTCTGAAAGATATGGTAATTTTCAGTATTTTTGTATGAACGCATCCGATGACGAGATTGCGTCTGTACTAATGCTTGAAAAATGATTCACAACGTAACTAAAATACAAAGGATAGACAGCGGATTGGTTAAGATATACAACCAGTCTTATGTTATTGGAGCGTTTAGTGGACTGAAAACTCTGACCATTGGTTATGAAAATGGGAGACCTATAACAATCAACTTTGTTGACTCTCTTTTCAACGTGTTTTCTTTTTATGTGTACAACCTTACCACAGTAAACGGTAAGGATAAAGATAGTACATGGATTCCAATTGATCCTAGCGACACATCGGGTGCTTACGAAACAAAGGTGTACGAGGTTTATGACTTCCTCTGCGACTTCATTTACACAGCACCAACAGAAATAAATATAACCGACTCTGCTGGAGATATTATCAACCCTGCTCAAGACGAGACAATCATCTTACTTAGAAGGATTGCAAAACTTCTTGAGCCAATTGGTACACAAGATTCTCTGCAAAGACAGAGGATTACCATTGGTTCTTCTGAAACTACAGTTAGTACTAACCCTTCAACAATGGCTAGTGTTGATACAAGGTTTATGATTGCAGACTGGGCAAGAACAGCTTATAACACAGGAATCCGAGCAAAATTAACTTAATATGCCAATTACTAATAACCTTAAAAAGCAAATTGACCAGCCTGTATGGGAGTGGTCTAGGTTTGCTTTAACTACCTTTAACTCTCCAGCATCAGGTTTTGCTACCGCTATTGATGGCTCTGATAGATATATTTATTATCAATACCCTGGTATATTCCAAAGATATGATACTTGGAGTGATACATGGGCATCGTTGTCTCCCCCAAGTTGGTATGCTTCAGTTACTGTTGCGTCTATGGTTTACTCTAAATCTCAAGGAAATAGAGGTAGGGTATTGTCAGGTGGTGCAAGTACCATAACAATTCCATCTCTGATTTCGGGAGCTAAATTAGTTGGTCAAAAAATTATAATTACAGCAGGTACTGGAGCAGAACAAACTAGAACTATATCAGCAGCTAGTGATCCAATAACGGTTGAATCAGGAGTTCAAACAGGTGGTAATGCTAATAGTATTATAGACACCACTAAAAGATGGCAGATTAACCAATGGATTGGATATACAGTTAGAATTGTATATCAAGGTACAAACAGTGCTGTTCAAAGAACTGTTATGTATAATGATACTAACACTTTGGTTTTTATAGATATTGCCTTACAACAATACGATCCATGGGATAACCAAGGTTTTCCTGCTGCTTTTTCAACTAATACTTTTTCTAGTTATGAAATAGCTGCTCAAACGGTTACTGTAAGTAGTCCATTTACTATTGCTCCGACCACAGATAGTAGATTTATGATTCAGTCTGGAGTTATTTGGTTAATGTCCTCAGCGTCAACTTCTGGATTTTCATGGCAAATGTATGATATACTTACGGATGTTTGGTATCAAAAATCAATGCCTCAAAACTTATTTGCCGCAGCAATAGGTACAGAAATAGCTATTACTCCTATAGATGAAGTGGAAGCTCCTTACATATCGGGTACGGCAAACGGTGCCACATCTAGAAGACTTACTGATACAACTCAATCAATGGTTAATGATCAGTATCGCAACTATCAAATTAGATTAACAGGAGGTACAGGAGCAGGACAAAGAAGAAGAATTACATCTAATATAGACAGAACATTTGAGGTAGATGCAAAATGGAATGTTATTCCAGACGCTACAACCACATATGAAATTTGGCCAGATACTGATCTTATTCACTTTGTAGGTGCTGCCCAATCTGTGCATATGATATATAATGTAGAAGCAGACTTATGGTCTACAGGTCCTCACTTTGACTATGGTATTCTTACAAATACTAGCGTAAGTAAAGTAGGGGATTTACCAATTGGTATTGCAGCAGCAACGGATAACGGAACAGGATCTGTATTAACTGTAGCAGTAAATGCCGCAGGTTCTGGATATGCTGTAAATGATATTATTCAAGTTACGGGAGGCTCGGCTAACTGCCGTCTTTATGTTACTTCAACTACTACAGCAGGTGGTGTTACAGGAGTTGCGTTAAAAAATAACGGCTCAAGTTATGCTACATCTACAGGTACTGCTACAACAACTGTATCAGGAACAGGTTCTGGATGTACAATTAATGTAGTTTCTATTGGAAGAACAGGGCTTGTTACTACAGGTATTATTCATTTGTATAAAGTTGGAGATACCGTTACCATTATAGGTTCAGCAACAGTAGGTTGGAATGGAACATATACAATTTTATCCATAGACGGTAATACTACATTTAACATAGCAAGTACAGCAACATCTTCACTTACAGCCACTTCATCTAACAGCACAGTTCTTTTAGTAGATAGTGCAAGAAGTTGGGATGTTAATGAACATACTGGAAAGTTTGTGTTTATAATGCAGTCGGGAAGTATACAGCCAGTATCTCAAATGAGAAGAATTACTTCTAATACAGCAAATACTATAACCGTACCTGCATTTACAGCACTTACTCCTACTTCAGCAACAACAAGATATATTATTATTGATCCTGCATCTTACGGAAGAGATGTTAAGTTTTTAGCAGATGCTCAATTATCGTGGGGGTATCCTACAAGTGGCACTACAACTTCTATTACAGACACAACTAAAAACTGGATTAGAGGAACATGGGTAAACCACGTTGTGAGAATTACAGCAGGGACAGGTCTTGGAAACGAGTTGACTATTACCGCCAACAATAATAACACTTTAACATTTGCTACGGCATCTTTTACCCCAGATACCACTACTCGTTACGAGATAATGGACACATTTGGCACAGCAACTTCAGGATCGTTGAATCAATTAAATGACACTACAAAGAACTGGGTTACTAACCAATGGGTAAATAAAAGATTAAGAATAGTAGGAGGAAACGGAGCGAGTACGGAAGTTAGTATAACTAGTAATACAGCAACACAACTAGCTTTTTCTGGACTAACTCCTGATAATACATCAAGTTACGCAATTCTTGGACCTCCTACAAGAGGTGCAGGAACTAATCTTAAATGGATATTTGGTAACGGTAATCATAAATGGTTATTCTCTCCACTAGGTGGAGCTACTATAGGAATGACAAGAATTGATCTTACTACAGGTATATGTGATTACTGGTATCAGAACTCTGGGCAAGGTGAACAATTCAATGTAGGGTCTATGTGGGCATATGATGGAGGAGATAGGGTATATGTTCAGCAAAATCAAACAGGCCGTATTTACTACTTTGACATGGTTAAAAGAGAAATGGTAAACTCTGGTACTGTGCCTTACGGTATGTCAACAGCATTTGTAGGAAATAGAATGGAGATAATTAAGACAGAAGATGGTCTCAAATATCTTTACGTTGCAAGACATAACGGAACTGAAATGTGGAGAACATTAATATTTTGGTAAAGAAACATTTGGAAATACAGAATTAAGTTTTGTATATTTGTCATCATTGTTTTATCTTTCATAGATTTATTGATTATTGATTTAAGGGCAGATAAGGGGGAGCAATCCTCCTTATTTGTTTTAAACGCAACGCCAATGAAATGCCAAGCCGAAGAGTGTTTTTGTACGGATTTTAACCGTACATTCTGTAAAAACTACAGAGAGGATGCGAAGCCTAAATCACAAGGTCTCAAGAGAACTCAGTTCAAGAAAAAGTACAAGGCTACTGGCGAGATGGATCTATTTAAACATCTATGGGAGACTCGCAAACATCGTTGTTACGTCACAGGAAGGGAGTTGGAGTTCTCTCCATCAATCTGCTTCCACATCCTTGGTAAGGGAGCGTTTCCTGCCTATCGTCTCAACCCTTCAAATATCATCTTTGTCAATGCGGAGTACCACACAGATTGGCACACAATGTCGAGAGAGAAATTGGTGCAGAAGGATCGTAGATGGGAGTACGTCTTCAAACTCTACGAGATGTTGAAGATTGCGTACTACAGCGAAGGTTTATAGTGTGGTTCTTGCACAGCCTGATCTGATTAGAGTCGAAGTGTTTTATCTCTCCAGTCTCCTCCAAGGCTACCACCCACACAGTATTATTCTGCATTCCGTAGTCCATGAGGAATAGAGCAATTCCGTCACCTAACTCCGTCTCCACCCAAAGCACTTGTTGTATTTCATGTATATTCATCGTAACAAATTTAGGTGTATATTTGTTACATGAGAAATTCTTTAGCAGGAACTAAAAAAGGCAAATCAGAGAGTGCCAAATACTTTCAGTCTAATCCAAAGGCGAAGGCTAAGAAAGATGCGTATAACAAGGAGTATCATTCTACTCCCGAGAGACGGAAGTATCGTTCAGAACTGAACAAAGAGAACCGAAAGGCTGGAACTTACGGCAACAAGGATGGCAAAGACATGAGCCATACGAAATTAGGTAAAGTTGTCAAAGAAATATTTTCAAAAAATAGAGCTAGAAACGGAAAAGGCGGTACTCCACGTTTGAAGTAACCGCCTTCGTTCAACAGCTAAAAAATAAACTTACTCAAGAGGGATGATAGTAACCTCCCAAAACTCTTTTCCTCGTGGGACAATTAGTTTGTAGAGATGGATCTCGTAAACATCCTTGTCATTAAACTTATACTTCTTCTGCATGATGTCCAACACCAACTTGGTGGGATTGTCTACGTCTGAAGCCTTGTTAGAAAAGCCATACCGTATGTGAAGTGCGACCTTGCCTTGGGGAAACCGTAGCCGGGGCATCATCAATAGGCATGACTTTTCATATTCATTATAATCTTTTGTCTTAAATCTTCTGCCCTGGAAGGCTTTGTTTATGGACAAAGGTTTTATGTTAACCTTTATTGTACTCATCTGTGTTCAAGAAAACATTTATAACTCTCTCTCTCATTTCCTGATCCTCTATAAACGATAAGGCTTGGAGTAGATGAGGAGTGGCGGTGTTTTCGTGTGTAAATTTAACAAAAGTTGGGTTAATTGCCTCAATATGCCCCTCATAATTTTCAATAAGAGCAACAGTTTCTCCCGAGACAATTCCCCAAGCGTGGAAATATCCAGCCTTTGAGTTGTTGAATGTTATAACCTGGTACTCTCCGTTCCACATATAACACAATCCGTCCTCAATTTGGATATCGCTCCAATACCTAACCTTCCGTCTCATTGCCCATGATAAGTAGCACGTCAGACTCCATTATGAAGCCAACCTTTATGTCCTTCTCTTCAAGGTAAACAGGACTCTTGTGAGAGAAACGAATGATGTCACCAATCCGAACCTCCTCGATCTCTGGTCCTACTTCGATAACCTTCCCCTCGATAACTTGTGTTCCAAGGTGAGATAGGTCAAGTGAAGATGACTTGACAAGGTCTTGTGTGATTGGCAAAAATTTAATTCTGTCAGATAGCGTTTTCATATGTGTTAGTTTAAAAGTTTAACAGTTAACAATACTCCTCCAACAAAGGATACCGGGATGCCTACAATAGATATAGTCTTCCATGTTGTTTTCTTTGCGTCAAGAATCCAATAAGAACTCTCTAACTCATCGTACTGATCCTGCTTTAGTTTATACTGCATATCTAAAGCCTCGTATTGTTTTGTCTTAGCCTCGTAAGAAACTTTGTAGTCATTGGCAATAACGTCCAAGATGGAAATCTGCTTCTCGAGATTAGCAATCTTACTCAAATGAGTATCGTACATGGAGTGGTAGAACCTCTCCGATGCCGCTATCTTGTTAATGATTTTGATTTCAGTATCCTTCAGGCAGGTCAAAGTATCCTTGTTTATCAAGATCCTTGAACTTGGTGAGGTTAGTTGAGAGAAGACTTGATTGCTGACTAGGAGTAGCAAGATCAATATACCTTTTTTCATCTTTGTATTTGGTTTTAGTTTCCTTTGACTTGTTATCTATAACTACCACATCGCCCTTCAGACCTATTAGTTTCTGCTGTAACTGGGTAATCTCCACTTGTTTGCTGTCGATAACCTTCTGCTGTTCCTCTATTTGATTACGGAGGATTGCCTCAGCCTTATTATTATCATCCATCTTCTTAACACCAAGTAAATGAATGGTTGCAATGAGTGTTAGAATACCTACGGCAAGTGCTATGAATTTGTGGTGGTCTTTCATGGGAATTGTGTGTAGATAAAGATAATGATTAATACTGCAAGTGAGATATAAATCTCACCCTTCTGCTGTTGATTCAGAGTCCATTCTTCTCTGAACTTTCTCTTTCTGTTCCAAAGCTTTTTCATCCTTATATTTTTTTATTAGTTGGACAATGTCGTAGTAAGCAAACCAGGGTAGTGTAGATATCTCTTCGATCAGGTCTTCAGCGTCATCCATTGCTCGAAGGTAGTAGTCACCACCCTCAATGTCGAAGAGGGCGGTGGCTAATACTTTGTATCTCTGCTCGGCAGCTTTAACGAACTGGTTACCCTTCATCTTCACCTCCTTCTCCCAAAAGGGTGGCCCAATTTGGTCGGAGATGTTTACAAATGCATTTGCGTGTAGCATGGATGCAATTATCTGATGCTTTTTATGTTCGTCTAGAATCATCGGTTGCCTAACTTTTCAATTAAAAATTGTTTGTACTTAACTGCCATCTCAATAGCATTGTCCAAAATTTCTTTCGAATCTGATTGTAAATGTACAGGAATTATTGCTAACTTGTTCTTCCCATCCATGCGAGGATCGTAAGAAATGAACATACCCTCTTCCTTCCCGGCAACAATCATATTCATTTGCAGCTGCCACCAATAAGGTTTTCTCTGCTTGAATAGGTCATCCTCGTCTGCAATAAGAAGGTTCTGAACGTGGTTCTCGAAGTTGTACGGACACTTAATCTCAATCACACCGAAGCGTGAGCAGATACCATCGGGAGAGCCTCCTGCGTGGTCTCCGTAGGGGATAAACCCTACAGAGTCAACATGAGATTCCATCATCTCGGCATATATATTACAAGCCTCTGCCTCGTGTTCCACACCCCATTCCGTAGCCGCAGAGTTAGTGGTCTGCTCGATGCCAGTCATTTCCTCGGCAACCTTCGACATGATGTAAGACTTGGTAGTCTCAGACAACTCTCCGTTCTCTCTCGCTGCCTTCGTCTGAGGTTGAGTCATTAGTTTGTATATCTCTGATGCGGTAAACTTACCAACACGAGCGTTGAACCATGCTTGTGAGCGTTGGTTAGACGCTTGTGCTTGTTCCTTTAGGATTTCGTTTAATAGATTATTCATTGTCCCCTCCTTTAACTTTCTTACGAGCCTTCTCAATGATCTCTTTCTTCTGCTCCGGATCAATCATTACCGACTCATCAGACAAAGCAGTCTCAAGTTCTACCACGTTGGTAGTCTTCTCAAGTAAGCGGTCAATCTGTTCCTCGCTCATCTTCACATACTCAACGGTCTTGTACTCCTCGTTGTCGATAGAGATAGCGGTGTTAACCTTCTCAATCTTATCCAAGGCAAACGAAGACTTAGGGATAGACTTCCAACCTCTCTTCACAACGGTCTTACGAGCCATCTCTGCATAGTCAGTTGACCATGGGCCAACATCTTTGCGACCAGTCTCTGAGCGATTCTTGATAGCGTCAATTTGTGGCTTCCACATAACCTCGAACAAGGTCTCGTCATTGTGCAGTACAAAGATTGCGTAAACGGCAATGATGTCATCAACCTTGAAGGTCTCTCCCTTCGGCTTGTGGTTGATGCGAGGTGATGTACCTTGAACGATGTCGAAGTCATCTCCTCTGTAAACTACTCCCGAAGAAACCGACTTGATAATCCCAGTGTCAGAGATTAACTTAATCATCCCCTGGTATCCAGGCATGAGTTTAGCGTTGCCCTTGAAAGGAACGAGGTAAGCCAAGTTCATCACAGGGTTCAGAGACAACTTGGTCAATGCACAATTGTACACAGCCATTGCAACTGATTGTGGGTTAGAATTCGCTAACACTTGGTTGTTGTTAGCAGCTTGGATGGCGAAAGACATCTCTCTCATGAGGACTTCTTCTCCTCCCATCAGTTTAATCATTTCCTCTCTGCGAGGTTCGATGAACGGCATAACCGTCTTTGGTGAAATTGTTATGTTTGACATAATTTATAAGTTTTCTTTATTAATGTTTTGCGAATGTAACACATTATTCGAAACCCTCCAAAACTTTTTTTGTAAATTTTTCTAATGTTAATAAGTAAGGTTCGTGTTCGAGTTTTATATCTGTACCCCATTTGCTGAAAATCTGTTTGAGAATCTTCCTCCTCTCCCCTTGTGGAAGGTGTAAAAGAGCAAGGTCAAAGTACACATATGACTTTGGATCTTGTGGTATGCCCAGAGAGATGCACATCTTGTTAACCCTCTTGTGCATAGTGTCGAGGACTAGGTATGTGTCTGCCCTCTTTAAATACTTTTGGCTACGAGAAGATTTTGCCATTGTTTCTTGTGTCGGTTCTCTCTATAGATGACTTTATGTTCTTCCAATCGACAAGGTCTTGCTCCTCGAAAATCATCTTTCCATGAAACAAAGACATCATCCTCTTAACCTTAGCCGGATCAAACTCTGGTCTGAATATCTTCAAAGCGTTTCTCGGATTTATGTCTTTCTCGGCAAAATAGGTGAGCCAATTTGCTCTATACTTGTGTTTCGATTTCATGCTTTAAGCGTTCAATTTTCTCTCTAAATTCCTCCACCTCATCGCAGTATTCGAGTATCGAATTGATGACCTTCATGACCTTCTCCTGGTCTCTGATTGGCTTCTTTCTGCCCACAATGTCGCTCATCCAACGCTGTCCGTTACCACACTTATGGTTGATATAAGCCATGTTTAACACATCGGCATGAGACCTGCACGTCTTAATAAAGGACATCAGTAGGGAATCTCCAATAACCTTTTTCTGCGGCTTATTTTCTTGCGTATTGTTCAAACTATTGTTATGGTGTAAAATGTGTGCGAGAAGTTTTTACAAACCAAATGTACTATAAATGCCAATAAAATCAAAACGCCGCATCGTCTGACTTGTCACAGAAAGTGATAGTAGTTTTTCTGAAAACGCCGGGGGATCAGGCGAAATTATGATCAGGAGGACCAGGATCAATTCAAATAAGCACTAACCCTCTGAAAATTAGGCACAAAAAAAAAGGATGCTGAATTAACAACATCCTTTTAAGATTTTCCGTAGTGGTTATTGCAGGTTACCTATCGTGTATACAATCGGCAGTATGGTCATCGTGCCTAACATTAGTGGTATTGAATGTGTCATCCACGCTATGAAGAAGAGGATGATTCCGAGAATGCCTAGCACCGTCAAGATGATGTCAATTGTCCTTCTCATATTTCCACCAATGATATGTCTTCCCCAGCAATTCTGATTGCCGTCCAAATGTGGTGCATTGTTCCTTCGTTAGTCAAGGCAATGTTCAATACATCTTGCGCTTCCTCATCAGAGCAGTCAAAAATATCTTGAACATCTTCTACGCTCCAAAGGTTATCTACGAAGTAACCATTCTTTCTAAGCGTCTCTTTCGCTTGTTTGATTTCGTTTGTCATCTCTTTTATTATTTAAGGTCATTAATCAATTCTATATCTTCGGGAGAGTACTCTTGTTCGTTATCCCAATCCCCATCCCAGTGTTCGCATATGTATTGCGGAATTAAGGCACATCCGTCAAACAATTGCTCTACTGATATGTCTGCTCTGCCGAATGTCTCTATTTGCTCAACCATTGCATTACCGAAATCTCTTATCTCGGATGCATCAGAGAAATACCAATCAAGGAATTTAGATGCCTTGATTACATTCAAGGTCTTCATTCGAATTGGTTTCTCTTCCGAGTAATCTGATATCGTCTCGGGAAGTTGACAAAGTTTAGTGATGCTCTTCAAGTCTTCGAAGACTTCTGAATCCTCGCTGAATAGTTTTTGTTCAGTCAAGTTGATCAGGACTTGCAATGCAAGTTGATTGATAATTTGCAAATGTTTTTGCGTGATTTCTTTCTCCATTGTTTTAAATTATTTATTGATTTCGATTAATGTTCCGTCCGCTTGTTCTTCGTAGTAGTAGTCACTATCTTCAATGTCCCATTCAGTATAGTAGTACTCGTCTTGGGCATAGGCTTCTTCTAGAAGAAATTCGTCAGATAGTTCGTTGTACTCGTCAACATTTCGGTCTCTTAACCACTTAATCAAGTCAGATGTGTTCACGAAGTATGCTTCTCCATCGTTGCAACAATATCCTCTATCCATCCCCTTCCCAGTTGCAGAATCTTTTCTCGCCCACTTGATTTTTACATCTTTGAGCATATTGTATTGCTCCAAGGTAAGTTCCATATAGTTCGCCCATCCTTGTGCTTCCTCTAGCAATGTGTTTGGATGTTCAGACGAATCGTAAACATATAAACCACCTTCTCCTAGGGATATCATTTGAACAACGGTGTTATGGTCATTGTCCCACATATGACTAACTACTTCCTCTCCGAATAAATAATAGAATTTCATTGTTTTATGTTTTTAGTTGTTTGGATTTAATGCGTTACCTAGGATTGCGAAGAGAGATTCGTTCTGCTCTCCTTCAGTCAGTTTTAATTTGATTACTCTCTCTGCGTAGAAGATGTGATGACGATTGTACAAGTCAATCAATCCTTTTCTCCAAAGAGAGATGTCTGGGATAGTTGCTCTAAAGTAAAAGCCGTTGACCATCTTGCAGAGAACATCCGTATAGATTGCTTCCTCCGTAATCTCAAAATCGTCTTGGTTATAGTCTGCTCCAATGTGGGCATTCAATGAGAGCAAAAGCTCGTCCATCGAATTGAATTCCTCGTGTCTCTCAATTGAATGAGATTCTACTTGTTGTTGTTCACCATGCTCGTAAGAGTCTAGTGTTGTGATGCACGAATGACGTGTGATTCTAAATTTTTCCATTGTTTCTGATTGTTTTATATATTATAATATTTTGTTTCTTACTTGTTCTATAAAATATTTATCTGAACAAAGTGATTGGATGTCGCTAAATTTTTGTTTACTTCCAAGATATTGGTATGACAATCCGCTAGGAATACTAGAGCAATTTCCGTATTCATCCTCAATTATTGTATCCGCACGTTTATATACATCAATAGTTATGTGATTTTCGTGATGACCAATTAATTTACTTTCTGTTCTACCTATCAAAATACTATTGCATTCGTAGTGACGATTCTCTTTTCCCATCTTTTGAATTACTGCAAAAGGCAAGTCTTTTTCCAATAAGGAGATGATTCGATAAACTTCTGCTTCGGCAAGTTTATTCCAATTCTCTTTTGCAATTAGGACATTTGCTTCGAATTCTTTTTTCTTTCGATTCAACATCTGCAATTCGTCTGCATTGATTAGATTGAAAGATTTTGA